CTTTTCACAAATCCAGAGTATATTTTAGATAGGATGTAATATATGGAAGTAATTGATTCAGCAACACTATATAAAGATCAAAGATTCTTTTTAAACGATGAATCTTGGAACAAACTAGAAACTTTAGATTCCAGGCTTGCAGTAATTGTGCAGCATGCAATTGGTATGTCAGACATTGAGTTTCAAGTGCTAGAAGGTAGACGCAGTAAATCTGAGCACGATTTTTTATTCTCAAAAGGTGCCACTCAAGACGGTATACATAGTGCGCACTTCTATGGAATGGCTGTAGATTTAATTGCATACTTAGGAAATCGCCCTATCATTGAAGTAGAGCCTTACCGAGATATTGCACAGTGTATGCAGTATGCTGCAGAGCATGTAGGAGTTCCTATTCAGTGGGGAGGCTGTCCTCAAATAGATGATCTCAGAGAAAATAGAGAGTTCTATGAGGATCTTACAAATAACTTTTTTGATATTTGTAGGGGTGCGGATATACCAAAAACACCCACAATAAATCCACATCATTTTGAGATACCCGTGGAATAATTCTTGACTTTACTATCTAGTAGATGTATAATATATGTCTACTAGGAGGATCTATGAATCTTTTTTACCTCGATGAGGATTTAGATGCGTGTGCAGAAGCTCACGTTGATAAACATATTGTAAAGATGCCGTTGGAAGTTGCCCAAATATGCTGCACAGCTATTTGGGTAGACGTGCATCTAGGTTTTATACCCCGGGCTCTAACAAAAGAAGAGTCCGATTATCTCAACTCTTTGAAAAAAGAAATTAAACACTTACCCCCTGAAAGCAGACCTCTCACCCCCTACTTGCCTATGATGTACAATCATCCTTGTACTATCTGGGCGCGTAGTTCTTTGGATAATTACGAGTGGACTCACTGCTACGGTAATGCGCTCGGAGAGGAGTATCGCTACAGGTATGGGAAACAGCACAAATCCGTCACAGTCATCAACCAACTCCCCGATATTATCAAGATGGAGCGAGTTGGATTTACCACTTTCGGACTGGCAATGCCGGACGTGCTCAAAGATTATGATAACCCTATACAGTCTTACCGTGACTATTATCATCTTGACAAAGGCACTTTTGCTAGCTGGACAGGCCGAGAGCGTCCCCCTTGGTGGGATGACGATCTCGCAGACTACGAAACGAGGATTACAGCGAAATGAGTAACTCAATTTTTGATTTAGAACAACAGATGCTAGAATTTGCGAATATTACTGACGACATTGCAATGGTGACTCGGCATTTTATAGAAGATCCGAGGTGGGAAGATATGGCTCCTGTGTTGGCTGATGCTCTTATGAATAAGTACTTAAGTATTAAAGACTTATACGAAATCAAGTTTGAAAATATGTGGCATACTTTTGAAGAAGTTTGCAAAGAGTATCATATTGCTCATAAACTGGCAGGACTTGAGCGAGACGAAGAGCTACAACGCTTGTTTGACGAGGAGGAACACTACTAATGGAGCAATTTTTATGAAATCTATAGGCTTTGCAATATATGATTTGTACAAGTTTTTCTTTAGTTTAAAAGTAAATCCTTTACGACATATACCTAGCCCGTATACTCAATTTATACTTATGTTTTATTTAAGTGTAATGTGGACTGTAGTTTTTACACTATGGATGGGCCATACTATTTATTTTGGTATTGGTAGTGTGGGAGGTCATTTGATGATTCTCGGAGCATTCTTTATTACTGCACTCACTTTCCAAGACGCAGAAAAAAATGGGCACCTCTGGGCTAAAAGGCAAATGCCTGCACAAAATAAAAACAAATGTATATGGGATTTGGAGAATGAAGGATAAAAATTATAAAGTTATTGAAGCACATTATGGGCCAGAACACACTTTTTGGAGAGTAGTAGTTTCAGAAAAAGATAGAGAGTTCGAAACAGTAGGAAAGTTTCCTACAAAAGAACAGGCTGATAAGTATATTAATTACTTAACACAAGCTACAGATCGGAGGCATAATCAATGGTAGATAATGTAAATTATCCTCCACACTATCGCGCCCATGCGAGTGGGGTAGAATGTATTGAGATCACAGAACATATGAACTTTTGCTTAGGCAATGCAATTAAATATATTTGGAGAGCGGGTTTAAAGAAAGACGCTGTAGAAGATTTAAACAAAGCCGTTTGGTATATAAATAGGGAGATAAAAAGAGTTGGCACGACTAAAGAAAAAGGATCACGAGAATTTATCGGACACCAATATCAAGAAAGTTATAGATCTTCTGAGTGGGACTTCCCCAATCTCAAAGAAGGAAGCCTGCAGTATCCTAAATATAGCATACAATACAACACGGCTTCAGAGAATAATTGATGATTTTCAAGAAACTCAAGCGTATAGGGAAAAAAGAAAGTCCCAAAATAGAGGAAAAGCAGCTACAAAAGAAGAAGTGGCAGATGCGATTACTGGATTCTTATCTGGCGAGCCAATCAGTTCTATTGCAGCAGGACTTTATCGTTCATCCGGATTTGTTAAAAGCATCATCGAAAAAGTGGGTGTACCTCAAAAAGAAGAAGGACGGTACGATTATCTTCCTGAAGAATGCGTGGGAGCTTCATTCGAAAAAGGAGAAATAGTCTGGTCAGCCAAATATCATGGCCCTGCCATAATTCGGGAAGAATTATCAGTAGATTACCAAGCCGAACTTCCAGGATATAAAGATGTAAACTATGAAAAGAAGTATGGATGTAAGGCTTACAATATATGGGTAATAGAAAAAATCGACGACGATTACAGTGAGCGCTGGACCACTGCTACTGGAGGTGGATTTAGTGCTACACAGCTTGCGTATGATTTAGGTAAGCTGTCCCACCTCAAAGAATATGGAGTAGATTTATCACGTATCTAAAAATATTTCTTGACTTTCATCTCTCATACAAGTATAATATGTGTATTGAAGATGAGGAAACCAATGGGCGACCGATTTTATTTATCACAACTAGCCGCGACAGGAACGTGTCCTGGCGCAAAACTTACACAACTTAGAAGGAAACGCAAAATGGCATGGGACGACGATAAGAAGGCACAGGCTGTATCTATGTATGAAGCAGCTGACCCTACTCCCGAAACGTCAATGGAAATTGTAAAAGGCATTGCAGATGAATTGGAAGAATCACCTAATGGTGTTCGAATGATTCTTACTAAAGCTGGTGTCTATGTAAAGAAGAGCCCCGCTTCTGCTGGCGGCAAGACTACCGCGAGTGGTGGTAACGGTGGCGGGCGAGTATCTAAAGCTGCCGCTATTGAGGCACTTGCAGCTGCTATCTCTGACGCGGGACAAGAAGTAGACGAAGAAATTATTAGTAAGCTGACTGGTAAAGCCGCGATGTATTTTACCACAGTTCTAAATACTGTAAACGCAGCGGGCTAATTATTTTTTATTGAGCCTCCGAAACTTTGTTTCGGGGGTTTTCTGCATTTCAATATTACAACCTAAAACCTTGAGCAGTAAAAAACTTTGCTAACCTTGGTATAGGAGTAATAATGAAAAAGGAAGACTTAGCAAATACGCTGCGTGAATATGGGGATGCCATAATCACGTATAGAAGTGAAAGGTCTAATAAATTAAAATATAATGTTTGTACCTTAGACTTCTCTACCCCATATATTCAGAAAAAGAAAAATAGAGCTAAAGAGTCTCCCGAGACGTTATTGACGTTTTGTTGGGATACAGACTCTTATCGCCTATTAAAACCTGCGAATATAACAAGTATTATCCCGCTCTCTTCAGTTTTGAAGAATGAGAGGTAAATATGGAATTATACGCATCTCCTGAAGTATATGAACGAGTAATTCATTACGATAAAGAACGAGAACTTCAAGTAAGGTTAACGATAAGTACCTTTCGTGGAGTAGAGTATATTCACGTTAGAAAATATTTCCTAAGTTTTGATGAAGAATGGTGTCCAACACCTGACGGTATTGCTTTCCCATTAGATATGGATAATACTAGAGAATTATTTAGAGGGCTAGTAGAAATACTTAGTTTAGCTGAAAGTAAAGAAATCATCCAAGAAGAATTTTCCGAGCTTCTCCAGGACATTTATACAAAATAGTTCTTGACTTTTCTTTCTCTTTTCTGTATAATATATGTTCTGAGTGAGGATAGTAAATGAAAGATTTTATTGAGAAAGCAAGTGCTTGTTATTACTCTGGTGCTCCGATTATTTCGGACGAAGAGTTTGACGCTCTTGTTAAAAAGTATAACTACGATCAAGTGGGTCATCAGGTAACTGATGGGGTTCCACATATGTATCGTATGTACTCTCTTCAAAAAGTTTTTAGCTTAGATGACATTCCTACTCCCAACGCAAAGTACATTCGTACTCCGAAGTTGGACGGGGCTGCTGTGTCTCTTTTATATGTAAACGGACACTTTGCACTCGGATTGACACGAGGTGACGGTAATATTGGCCGAGATATTACCACAAAACTAGAAGAATTAGTACCTGCAACAATTCCCATGGAGGGAGAAGTGCAGATTACTGGTGAAGTAGTTTTGCCCTCGTCCGTCACCAATGCACGTAATGTCGCAGCGGGGTCGCTAAACCTCAAAGATATTCAAGAGTTTCGGGCTAGAGCCCGGGATTTAGTCTTTGTTGCTTACGACATACAGTTTGAAAATGACTACTCAAACTATAGTGAGATTATGGGTGCATTGGCCCATGAAGGCTTTAATGTTGTTACTACCTTCGACCACTCTAACTATCCTACGGATGGTTGGGTGTACCGTATTAACAATCAAAAATCTTTCAAGAAAATGGGATATACAGCTCATCACCCTCGTGGCGCTTTTGCTCTCAAAGAGCAGAAGGAGGGTGTACATACAGAATTACTCGATGTTGTGTGGCAAGTTGGCAAGTCGGGCGTAGTCAGTCCAGTT